ATATGCCCCCCCGAGAGAGCCCGCCCGCCCCGGGGATGACCCCGGAGTGCGCAATGGATGCCGTCGCCTGGTACACGTTCCAGGGCGATGACGAGGGCTTGGAAAAGTATGTGAGAGATGTAGAGGAACATAACCGCCGCAATGAGGTATGAATATCTCAACAAAAACCCGCATGGCAGGAATGTCGGGGACTGCACCGTCCGGGCGCTGTCTAAGGCTCTGGACCAGGACTGGTACACCACTTACCTGGGCCTCTGCGTAGAGGGCGGGCTAATGGGGGACATGCCATCCGCAAACGCCACATGGGGGGCATATCTGCGGCGGCATGGCTATCGTCGGGAGCTGGCCCCGGAGGACGTGACGGTAGCGGAGTTTGCGGACAGCCACCCGCATGGGACCTATATCCTTGCCCTGTCTGGTCATGTGGTGTGTATCCGGGACTGTGTGCTTTATGACTCCTGGGACAGCGGGAACGAGATCGTACTCTATTTTTGGGAAAGGACTGACTAACTATGGCATACGGATATCAGCCTTATTATACACCATACCAACCTTATCAGCCGCCTATGCCTGACCAGTTGGCACAGCTTCGGGCGGGGCAGTATCAGGCCCCACCAGTGCAGCAACAGCCCCAACAGCAGGCCAACACTCAGATTGTGTGGGTTCCCGGCAGTCAAGCGGCCTTTGAGTACCCTGTAGCACCAAACTCAGCCGTGGCCTTGTGGGACAGCACCGCCCCGGTTATCTATCTCAAACAGGCAGACGCATCAGGCAAGCCCACCACCAAGATATACGACCTAGTGGAGAGGACGGCCACAGCGGCCCCTGTAAGCCCCACACAGGCCCCGCAGCCCCCTGCGGTAGAGTATGCCACCCGTGAGCAGTTAGACGCTCTAGCGGCCCGTGTGGACGCTCTGAGCGCACCTAAGACCACCAGAACCAAAAAGGAGGCTGGAGCAGATGAGTAATCCGTTTTTCAACGCAATGGGAGGTGGCATTCTTCCCGGCCCTATGGGGAACATGATGGGCATGATCCAGCAATTCAACGAGTTTCAAAAAACCTTCCAGGGTGACCCAAAGGCAAAGGTGCAGGAGCTTCTGAACTCCGGCCAGATGTCACAGGCGCAATTCAACGAATTGCAGGGCATGGCAAGGGCATTTCAGCAGATGCTCGGGAAATAAGGCTTTAATCGTGGCCACGATTTAGCAATATATCAACATTCAGAAAGGAGCAATACTATGTCTCTCGGAACTGATACCCCCTTCACGATGCCTGTTGTACCCGCCTCTTCCACGAGCGGCAACGGTAACGGAAACGGCTGGGGCAATGATGGCAGCTGGTGGATCATTATCTTGTTCCTCTTCATCTTTGCCGGTGGTTGGAATCGCGGCGGTTGGGGTGGCAACGGAAATGGTGGCTCTACGCCCTCCGGCTCTGGTGCCATCGACAACTACGTCCTCGCCTCCGACTTTGCGCAGGTGGAGCGGAAGCTGGACACCGTGCAGCAGGGCCTGTGTGATGGGTTCTATGCCACCGCCCAGCAGATCAACGGCGTAAACACCGCCATCCTGACCAATGGCAATGCAACCCAGATGGCGATCATGCAGGGCAACAACGCCGTCCAGGCACAGCTTGCCGACTGTTGCTGCCAGACCCAGCGGCAGGTGGAGCGCGGTTTTGCCGACACCAACTACAACCTCGCCACCCAGTCCTGCGACACCCGGAACACCATCAACATGAGCACCCGCGACCTGCTGGAAAACGCCAACGCCAACACGCGGGCGATTCTCGACAAGCTGACTTCCCAGGAGATGGCTGCGAAGGATGCCCAAATCCAGGCCCAGAGCCAGCAGATTTTCGGCTTGCAGCTTGCCGCAAGCCAGCAGGCGCAGAACAATTACCTTGTGAACACCCTGCGGCCTTGCCCCACCCCGGCCTATCTGACCTGCAACCCTTGGGCCAGCCAGGCGGCTTATGGTTCCTGCGGGAGCTACGGCAATTGTGGCTGCGGCTGCTAAACTGCGCTAACTGTTTACATCTTCCGGCTTTGCCGTGATTACTTCGGGGCGGCAGGCTAATCGTCTGTCGCCTCTGACTTTTTGGAGGTATTTATATGTCCTGCAAACCTGTTTGCCGCCTGTGTGACAATCTGGTATTGAGCCAGGCGGTCACATTTACTGGCGGAAATTTGGAAATCAATCTACCCGCCGGAGCATACAACAACGGGGAGAAATACTGCATTGTTGTGGCGCAGGCTATCCCCGACACGACCACGATCAATGCACCTGTGTACGTCACCATTGGAACGGGCACGACCCTTTACCCGCTCACGAAGCGCAACTGCGCCCAGGTCACCGCTTGCGGAATCCGTACCCGCACCCGTTACTCCGTTTGTGTGGTGACCACGCCCACCGGCGGTTCGTTCCGAATGCTTGGCCAGCCGTGCTGCTCTCCCAGCAACAATCTTGCCAGCATTGACGGGACGACTCCCGGGACCACCACACCCACCACATAAACGGAAGGAGAATCAACATGGAATATATGCACGAACTGAAAGAAAAGCTCTGCATGGAGCTGGACGAGATTGCCAAGAAGCCGGAGATGTCCGCCGGAGACCTTGAAGCTGCCCACAAGTTGACCGACACCATCAAGAACATTGATAAAATCGAGATGCTGGAAGAGGACGACGGATACAGCCGGGACGGCGACTGGGAAGCCGATATGCGTGGCACCTACAACCGTGGCAGCAGCTATCGGGGCCGTAAGCGTGACAGCATGGGGCGGTATAGCCGGACTGGGCGGATGTATCCTGACCGGGTGTATTCCCGTGACAGCGCTAAGGACCGCATGATGGAACATCTTGAGGATATGATGCGGGAAGCAGGCAGCGAAAAGGAGCGAGAGGCCATTCGCCGCTGCATGAATCAGCTGGAAAGCGCTTGATGGGGGTGTCCTTTAGTGGGGACACTTGAAAAGGCCCTTCCCGGGCGACAAAACGCCAAAGATTGGCTCACGCTAAAAATTGTAGAATGTCTTTCGCAGCCGATGGATGAAAGCACGGCCACAAAGCTCAACGCATACAATTCAGCATACAACGCTGTGTGCCAGTGGAGCGAAGAACCAACGCCAGTAAAAAACGATATATCTGACAAATCGTTTACATTGAAAGTGGCAGAGGAATGGGCCTCTAAGTTGCAAAACGAGGATGGCTCATCCGGCCCCCACTGGACGATAGAGCAGACAAAGAGGATAATGGCACAGCGAAACCTCTCCATTGATCCAGCGGAATTTTGGATGGCAATCAATTTGATTTATAGTGATTTTTCTCCGGTTGCAAAGAAGCACGGCGTGGGCGGAAATTTGGATTTTTATGTTGATATGGCAAAAGCGTTTTTGGAGGACAAGGATGCTGGGCCTAACAAGATCGCGCGTTATTATGAATGCGTAGTGAAATAGCTGCTGGCATTTAGTGAAAAGCTGCCCCTCGGGGCGGCTTTTCATATGTAATTTCATCTGTAATTTTGACGTTTGCAATGTATTGAAAAGTTATCGTATGTACTTTTTTGATACTTCGAAAAATCTGTCAATCCGTTACAGCCCTAAGAAAAAAACCGCAACCCCTTGAAAACAAAGAGTTGCGGTTTTGGTGGAGCCGAGGGGAGTCGAACCCCAAGATAAAATAGACATACTCACTGGCGCTCTAAGACTCGCCATTTTTCGTATGTAATTTTGTATGTAATTTATCATAAAAAAAGCTGTCTATGTAATTTGCGTACTCGTCCTCTTTTTCTCGAAGTGTATGCTGATAAACGGTCTTTAACATATTATCCGTGGCGTGGCCCATTCTGCGCATGGAGTATTTGTCGGGGACCCCTAGCATCAGAGAAACAGATGCCGATGCGTGTCGCAGATCATGAAAACGAAAATGTGGCAAGCCCCATTTAGCACAGAGGCGGGAAAACGCTTTGCACATTGCTTGGCCTGTCATCTGTACAATATGATCGTTGATACGAGGTTGGCGGTCAATTAGGTCTAGTATATACTGAGGGGCTTTGATATACCTGTCTCCGGATACGGTCTTGGTGGTTTTGAGGGTTTCCTTTCCATCTGCGTCAAGAACCACTGCTTGCTTTATATGGATGTACTTTCCTTCAATACAATCCCAAGTTAAACCCCGTATCTCAGAGGCGCGCAACCCCATCCACATTGCCAGCATAACCGGAAGTTCCATCCTAGTGCCAATACAGTTTTGCAGAATGGCGGCCATTTCGTCCTCAGTCGGAATGTTGATTTCCGGACGTTTCTTCTGCGGAAGAGCGGTCCTCAGTTTTAATCCTGGGTGATATTCTTCTAATACCGCACTCAAAAGACCGTGCGCATTTCGAACAGTCTTTGGGGAATGGTCCTTGCACATAGAATTGATGGATCGCTGAATCCTTTCTTGCGTGAGCGTTCTCAGACTGATCCCCATAAGATCCTGCATAAGATTTTTTCGGATGCGCTTATACCCAGCGATAGTGGAGGGAGACAGCACCGGAGTTTTCAGCTCGATATATTTATCCATTGCCCTTCCGACGGTGATGCGCTCCGGGTCCGCATCCTGCTTCAACCCTGCCTTCAATTCAGCGGCAGCGGCTATGCATTCCTTTTCCGTGGGCCTGGTAACTGACACCCGCCTACCATCCACCATGACGTTGACGTTCCAGCTCCCGGACGGAAGCTTCTTCGGCTTTGGTAGTTTCATTGCCACTCACCTCAACCTGTCTTATATATTCTATGTCACGTTCAATAAACAGGGCTTTTGGAGGAAATACCATAAATCTGTAATGTCCACAGAACAACCTGTCATATTTTGGGAATAATCCCAAGTTGAAAAATAGAACAAATGCTCTATAATGGGAGTTACACCAACAAAGATGATTGACTTAATAAGGAGGGCGCTTTATGTTGCCGACAAAGGGAAGAGAAAATCACGTTTGCACTAGTAGTAGAGCGCCCGAAAATTTAAAACAGGAGTTAAAATGTTTGATAATGGATGCAACAGAAGAAGAGTGCATTAAACTGCTTTTTACGCTAAATAACTTGAGGGAAAATCATTCTAATCCGTACTGAGCTTTGGTGACGACCTTCCCATCTTGAAACTGAATGATTGCGTTTGCGCCAATACTTCCCTCGCCGTCCCATTTCCGGCTTTGTGTGAAATATTCCTCCCCTAAGCCTAAATCAACTTCGGATAAAATCTCTCCCGCAGATCCGATAATATCAATTACCTCCTGATAGGTCATCCCGGTAAAGATTGCGTTAAACTCAGCAAGGGAGATTGTGGGCGGGTTTGCTCCGCCTGCCGAATAATCTTCAAACGCATCATAAGAGACTTTTCCATTTTTTGTTGAGATCAAATGATTTTCATTCGCATCGTCTGCATAGACGACAACATTTGTTAAAGCTTCATTAGAAAATTCAGAATATAAAGAATTTGATATTTCTATTATAGAAGTTTTTGTTACTTCCCAGTTTTCTGGTTGTGATTCTGCACTTGCATCCTTAAAAACAATGGTTACCTCTAATATCTGACCTTGAACCCAAACATTAGATACCTCGAATTCTGCATAATTGTTGTTTAAAAATTCCTTTACTGACTGCTTTAGCGCGTCAAGTTCTGGACTTTTAGATACAACAACAGTGCTTTGAGAGTTTGTTTCAGATGAATCTAATGTGTTTAGATATCTGTTGTTTATTTCGTCAAACATAGAGTTTATATTGTGCTGGACAGCCCACATACAACCGATAATCGTCGCTGTAACAATAATTGCTCCGGCGACAAATGCAATAATTTTTTTCATTCCAACAATCCCCTATCCTCTATTTCTAACGCCGCATTTTCTTAGCGGCTTTAGCCAATTCGATCAGGGCCGAAATTTCTTCTTCGCTCATGTCATCAACCGCATCAAGCAAAGCCTGTTTTGCAGGGCCGATTGATTCCCCGTTCTCCGACTGGAGGGCGGGGATTTCTTTTTGTTCTCCAGTCAACTCTGAAACAGAAACACCGAAATAGTCTGCGACTTTTTTTAACTTTTCGTAACTAGGAGTATGGTTATCCCATTTTGACATTGACCCCCTAGTAAGGCCAGCTTCCTTTTCAAGACGATTGATAGATATATTCCCGTTTTCTTCCCGCAACCTTTTTATTCTATTTAGTAACGACAAAAAAACACCCCCTCTTAAATATACGAAAAATTTCTAAACTAGCTCTTGACAATTACGAAAATATTCGTATAATAGAGAATACAGAGCGTCACCTAATAAGCCCCACTAGTGGGACTGTAAAGGAAAATATTCTCTTTGGATACAACAACAGTTTAGAATATTTTCGCAACTTTGTCAATAAGGAGGTTAAAAATGATAATAGAAAATATTGAGATGCTTTGTAAGGAAAAGGGCATTTCCGTATCCGGGCTTGAAAAGACACTCGGGTTCGGGAACAGTACTATTTCCAAGTGGTCAAGTTCGAGTCCGACGGTTGAAAAGCTAATGGCGGTCTCAGACTACTTTGGCGTGTCGGTTGATTACCTTTTGAGAGGAAATAAGGATGGGGTGTAAATCATCAAAAATGGTAGGGAGGTGACAATATGCCACGAGTAAATCTTGGCCGTGACCCTACCAAAGATCGTCAGGAGGCCACCCGCCGCATTATCCGCCGCGGAATGGCAGAGCAGGGGATCACTACACAAAAAGAGTTGGCTGAAAGAATTGGAATCAATGAGCAAATTCTGAGAAAGCGCATGAGGGGCGACACCTCTTGGGATCTGGAAACGATGGTGAAGGTTGTAAAGCGGCTTCACCTTACAGAAGCAGACACCGCAGTTATTCTTGGGGTTAAAAAGTAAAACGCCCCGGCCGGTGATGGGACACCGACCAGGGCAGCGAAACCCATTGAACACACCAACGGGCTCGCAGGGATAGTTTACCATTCCTCCGAGCCAAATGCAAGGAGGATTTTTTATCATGAATAAGGACGGTCTGTTAAACGAAGCAAGCACCAAACAAGAAATTGAGAGCCGTTTTAACAACGCGAGAAGGGTTATGGACGATTTTTGCCGGGCTTTTTACGGGATGACCTGGGCAGAGCATGAGCGTCTACACGGGAAGGATGACAAACATGAAAAACCAAATCATTGACGCGGACTGGACACCCAGCCAGCGGGCGGCGGAGTACAGCCGCCGGGTACGGTGGAAGCGTGAGGCAGTCAAGACGGCCAGGGTGCAGCGGCTGTTTGTTGGCTCTATGGTATTCCTGGTAGCCGTGATGGCGGTGGCGCTGATTATCAAGTAATGGAGGACTACAAATGACAGGAAAATTTATCATCACACGGGACCGTCTCGCACAACTCGGAGCTTGCAAGAGCGGCATGGACTTTTTCGACAAAACCTATCCAGACGGACAAGCAGAATATCAAGACATGCTGGATAAGGCGGTGACTGGCGGCCACACGGATTACGCGACATGGCTCCTGGATAAAATCGGGCCGACAGAGGATATCCTGGAGGTCGAGGAAATCAATGAAAAAGAGCTTGATATTGTTTTTGCTGGCCGTATCTTTATAAAACTTGGAGTCGTTGTGCGTCGGTTGATTGCTGGCAAGGGCATCAAGGCTGGCAAGGGCATCGAGGCTGGCTGGGGCATCGAGGCTGGCTTGGGCATCGAGGCTGGCTGGGGCATCGAGGCTGGCGGCGAATACGGCATCTATGCCGGGCTGAGAGTTAAGGTCACGGAACGAGTATACCGCACCATCAAGGCGGCCGAGAAGCCAAGCAATATCATGTGCGGGGAATGGACGGAACAATAAAAAGCGCCGCTCCCCGGTGTGCAGACCGAGGGGCGGAAAAGGGGACGGGCACCATACATATTGATTATAACACGTCCATCCAAAAATGCAAGGAGAAACATATGTATTACTACAATGGGGCCGGGCAGAGATATGAACTGCCGGAACGCCCTTTAGAACCGGAGGAAAATAGATATGAAACTGTACGAAATCGACAGCGCCTTGGAAGCACTGGTAGATCCGGAAACTGGGGAACTGCTGGACTACGAGCAGTTCTCACGGCTCCAGATGGAGAGAGAGGCAAAGATTGAAAATACGGCTCTGTATGTGAAGAACCTTGAGGCGGAGGCCAAAGCCATCAAGGAGGAAGAAGCCCGGTTGAGTGAGCGCCGCAAGGCTATGGAGAATAAAGCCAAACGGCTGCGGGAGTACATCGGATTCGCACTGGACGGGGAGAAGTTTGAAACGGCCCGGTGCTCCATCAGCTACCGCAAGTCCACAGCTTTGGAGGTGGACGATATTACATCCGCCGCGGAGTGGCTGGATTACAATGGACACCCGGATATGGTGGTGTATGCTTCCCCCTCTATTGACAAGCGGGCTGTTACAGCACTGATTAAGGGCGGTACGCAGGTCCCAGGGGTAGAGTTGGTAGAGCGTCAGTCACTGCAGCTGAGGTGATGATATGAGGATGTTTCGTCTGCTCAATGAGGGAGAAATCGAGTGTAGGGTATCTGAAATCGATAAACAAGGCAAGTGGTTGAAGCTGCTCCTTTACAAAACCGCTAGGACCGATTCGGCGCTCTTAGATGAAACCGTTGGCCCAATGAATTGGTGCAATGAATATAAGGAAATAGATGGGAAGATGTACTGCGGCATCTCCATCAAGTCAGAATCCGGAGAGTGGATACAGAAGTGGAACGTTGGGACTGAATCAAATATGGAGGCCGAAAAGGGCGAGGCCAGCGACGCAATGAAGCGGGCTGGATTTGCGTGGGGAATTGGAGCGGAGCTTTACAGCGCCCCGAAAATCAAGATACCGTCCGAAAAATGCAACATCAAGCAATACAACGGCAAGTATAAAAATTATGACGACTTCCAGGTAGAGAAGATAGCCTATGATGACGCACAAAACATCTCCGGATTATCTATTCTATGCAACAAGAAGAGGTGCTGGGTATGGACGCGGACTTAACAGAAGAGATCGGACAGAAAACCGTGCTGCTCGACAAAGCAATCACTCAACTTGGAAAACGCGGAAGGGCATATGCCCAAGCGGAGCACGATTACCGTGTAGAAATGGCTAAGAAGATACTTGTGGAGCGGGAAAACGGGACCCCGGTCACGATTATATCGGATGTGTGCCGGGGAAACCCGGAGATAGCAAAGCTCCGGTTTGAGCGGGATGTGGCGGAGGTTGTATATAAATCCGCTATGGAGGCCATCAACGGCTACAAGCTCCAAATCAAAATACTAAACGATCAATTAGACCGGGAATGGAATAGGAGCGGTGGATAATGCTGCACGAGTGCTGGCTATGCGGGCGCAATGGTTCTGTGGACCCACTGGACAAGCATCATATTTTCGGCGGGCCATACCGAAAGAAGTCTGAAAAATACGGGCTGGTGGTCTATCTGTGCCACGACAGATGCCACATTTTCGGCCCAGATGCGGCCCACAACAACAAAGACACCATGCGGGAGCTGCACAAATACGGGCAGCGAAAGGCTATGGTCAAGAATGGTTGGACCGTGGAGGACTTTATCCGGGAGTTTGGGAGGAATTATCTTGAAGCAGACTGACCGGGTGCTCCGGTACATGCGGGATTTTGGGAGCATCAACCCATTGCAGGCATACAACGACCTGGGCATCATGCGGCTGGGGGCAAGAATTTTGGACCTGCGGCATGAGGGGCACCGCATCACCCGGCGGATGGTGTCCGGGAAGAACCGTTACGGCGAGAGCGTGAGCTACGCTGAGTACAGATTGGAGGAAGAACCCCATGCTTAACCACATCATTATTATGGGCCGTATCGTTAGAGACCCCGAGCTGCGCCATACCCAGAGCGGCACAGCGGTAGCGTCCTTCTCCCTGGCGGTAGATCGGGATGGGAAGGACAAGGGGACTGATTTTATCAACGTGACGGCTTGGAAAAACACGGCGGAGTTCGTGTGCAAATACTTCACTAAGGGCCGCATGGCCGTGGTGGACGGTAGGCTGCAAATGGACTCCTGGACAGACCGGGACGGAAACAAGCGCACCAGCTACAATGTGGTGGCGCACAGCGTCTACTTCGGGGACAGCAGGCGGGAGGAATCAGACAGCCGGGAACCTGACTATGCGCCGCCACCGCAGGATTTTACAGAGCTGGCCGATGATGACGGGGAATTGCCGTTTTAAGGCGGTGGGACAATGGCACTTGATTCGTTCAATGTCTATCACAGCTACCTAAAGGCATTAGAACCCCTCAACGACGCGGAGTGTGGGCGACTTCTCAAGGCATGCCTACAATACAGCATGACTGGCGAAGTGCCAGAGCTTCGTGGGAACGAACGGTTTCTTTTTCCGAGTTGGCAGTCACAGATAGACAGAGACAGAGAAAAGTATGAGGCCAGATGCCGCCAGAACGCTAAAAATGTGTCTGTACGATGGAATACGGACGTATGCGAACGTATACGAGCGGATACGAAACATACAAAAGACAAGGACAAAGACAAGGACAATATGTCCCCCCATACCCCCCAGGGGACTACGTTCGAATTGTTTTGGGCGGCTTACCCCAAGAAGGTCGGGAAAAAGGCGGCGCTCAATGCGTTCAGGCGGGTAAAGATCCCGCTCAATGTACTATTACAGGCCATTGAAGCGCAAAAGCACAGCGTCCAATGGATGAAGGATAACGGGAAGTACATCCCAAATCCAGCCACTTGGCTGAACCAGGGGCGGTGGGAGGATGAACTGGACGGAGGTGGACTTGGTGACTACTGGGACGAGCTGTCTCGGAGATAACGTCCTGCTCTACCGCCCGGAGTTCATGGACCCGGCCCAAGCGACGGGCCTGTGGTGGTTATTGGACCCGGAGGATGTGCAGGCTGTGGCGGTAAACGCGGTATGCAGGTCGGCCCTTGCAAGCTGGGATGACGTGGGAGCCTGTGCCGGGTGGGCGCAGCAATGGCCTTATGTATTCCTGGCGGCCCCGCCCAGCCCGGGGCGGGCGGGAGCGGCGCGGGAAAAGGCTAGTTTTTGAAATTTCATTCGTCATCACCACTACTGTAATGCATTGATATTACATTGGTTTTATTTTTATGGTGTCGATTTTGATTGTTTTTTGTTCATCACTAACACCGTTTGCCTAAAGTTGTTCGCAAGATGCATGTTTAAAACATTCTGGAGCGGGTATGGATCGAGAGTTAAAAAATCTGACGCTGAATATCAGTCAACTGGCGGCACTGTCAGGTGTACATCGCCAGACTGCTGCGGCAAGGCTGCAAAATCTACCCGTTGCAGGGGGGCATGAAAGCAACCTCAAGCTTTATCGGGTGGTTGATATTGTGTCGGCATTTCTGGCATTACCACCGCCGGTTGCAGAAGGCGAAATGGACGCGCATGAGCGCAAAGCCTGGTATCAGTCTGAACGTGAGCGTCTTAAGTTCGAACAGGAAACGGCGCAACTCATTCCGGCCAGTGATGTCAGACGGGAGTTTGCCATCTGGGCAAAAGCGGTCGTGCAGGTGCTGGAGACATTACCGGATATTCTGGAACGTGACTGCGGTCTGCAGCCTGCCGCTGTGAGCCGTGTTCAGTCCATTATTGATGATCTGCGCGATCAGATAGCCCTGCGGGTGACCGAAGCAGGTGCGGATGATGAGGAGGAATTACAGCAGGAGGAGTAATGCTGAATCAGGAAACCGCAAAGGCAGCACGAACCGATTCAGGTTATATCCTTCGCGCACCGAGGCGAATGCGGGTTGCTGATGCCGTTGCTCAGTATATGCGGGTGCCCATGGGGGCAGGGAACTCAGTCCCGTGGGATCCGCTGGTGGCACCGTATGTTATTGAGCCGATGAACTGCCTGGCCTCGCGTGAATACGACGCAGTGATATTTGTTGGCCCGGCACGAACCGGCAAGACTATCGGCCTGATTGACGGCTGGGTGATTTACAACGTGATTTGCGATCCTGCTGATATGCTGATCATTCAGATGACGGAGGAAAAAGCCCGCGAACACTCCAAAAAACGACTCGCCAGAACGTTTCGCGTCAGCCCGGAAGTGGTCAGTCGCCTGAGTCCGAACAAAAATGACAACAACGTTTATGACAGAACATTCCTTGCTGGTAACTACCTGAAAATCGGCTGGCCGTCAGTCAATATCATGTCCTCATCAGATTATAAATGCGTCGCGCTGACGGATTATGACCGTTTTCCGGAAGATATTGATGGCGAGGGGGATGCTTTCTCTCTTGCCTCAAAACGTACCACAACATTTATGTCCAGTGGTATGACGCTGGTGGAGAGTTCCCCCGGCAGGGATGTGAAGGATGTGAAATGGCGACGGACTTCACCGCATGAGGCTCCACCAACCACGGGGATACTGTCGCTCTATAACCGTGGCGATCGCCGTCGCTGGTACTGGCCCTGTCCACACTGTGGTGAGTATTTTCAGCCCTGCGGCGATGTGGTTGCTGGTTTCCGTGATATTGCCGATCCCGTGCTGGCAAGTGAGGCGGCTTATATTCAGTGTCCTTCCTGTTCAGGACGGATTATGCCTGAACAAAAACGTGAGCTGAACGGACGTGGGGTCTGGTTGCGGGATGGTGAATCCATCAATGCGGATGGTAGTCGTTATGGTGATCCCCGACGCTCACGTATTGCGTCATTCTGGATGGAGGGTCCGGCAGCTGCTTACCAGACACTCTCGCAACTCGTTTACAAACTGCTTACTGCAGAACAGGAATACGAGACAACCGGAAGTGAAGAAACACTCAGGGCGGTTATCAATACTGACTGGGGATTACCTTATCTTCCCCGCGCCAGCATGGAGCAACGAAAAAGTGAACTGCTTGAGCAGCGGGCAGAGCCAGTTCCTTCCCGCAGTGTGCCGGATGGCGTTAATTTCCTTGTGGCGACAGTGGATGTGCAGGCGGGACGTCATCGCCGTTTTGTGGTTCAGGTAACGGGCTATGGCAGCCGTGGCGAACGCTGGATTATTGATCGTTACAACATCACGCAGTCATTGCGCGGTGACAGCGACGGGGAGAGCCAGCGAATTGATCCGGCCAGCTATCCGGAAGACTGGGATGTCCTGCTGACGGATGTTTTTCATAAAAGCTGGCCGCTGGCCTCCGATCCTTCTCAACAAATGCGACTGATGGCAATGGCGGTGGACTCCGGCGGGGAAGACGGGGTCACTGATAATGCCTATAAATTCTGGCGTCGTTGCCGTCGTGATGGCCTTGGTAAACGTATTTACCTGTTTAAGGGCGACAGCATCCGGCGCGCAAAACTGATCACCCGTACATTCCCTGATAACACCGGACGAACGGGCCGACGGGCGCAGGCCGCAGGTGATGTGCCGCTCTGGCTTCTTCAGACGGATGCCCTGAAAGACCGGGTGAATAACGCGTTATGGCGTGACTCGCCAGGTCCCGGCTATGTGCATTTTCCTGACTGGCTGGGGAGCTGGTTTTACGACGAACTGACGTATGAAGAGCGGAGCAGTGACGGGAAATGGAGTAAGCCGGGGCGCGGTGCCAACGAAGCCTTTGACCTGATGGTGTATGCCGAGGCTCTGGTCATTCTGCATGGATACGAAAAGATCCGCTGGCCGGATGTACCGGAATGGGCGAGCCGGGAAACCTGGCTGGAGTGTGTCCCGGACAGTACCGAACCGGCACCCTCACCGGAACCGGTATCCACGCCTGTTAAAAAA